CTTTACGCTCAAAAGATCTTGATAAACTCTTATCATACGAAGACGACTAATGGATAATATAACAAGCGCAGTTTTATATACTCTGCTTATTGCAGTGGTAGCATTCTATTATTGGCTTGAGGGTCGCAAAAAAGGTGTTCAAGAGACCCTCATAGTATTCAATGAACACGAACCAGCTGCTCTTAAAAGAGTTCAACACAAACTTAGGGAGATGTTAGGTGTCTCAGATTCTTAACAGTACTAAAGTAACAGTAGATAAGTTGATAGATGAGTATTATAATCCTAGAAATCTTAATGAAAAAGCATATTTACAAGATTTAGTTGAAGAAGAAATGCTTTCTAAAGGGTTAGATCCCCTAAATAAAAAAGACATCCAGGATTATTGGAAGTCGAAAGGCATTTTAGTTAATGGCTAATTATACGTTTTATGATACTAAAACTGGTAAAGAGTTCGACATATCCATGCCGATCTCTGAATACGATGCCTACGTAGAAAACAACCCACATCTTCAACAAGTATTATCGGCTCCTGCTATTGCAGATCCAACTCGATTAGGTTTGAGAAAACCTGATGGAGGTTTTCGTGATGTTTTAAAGAAAGTGAAAAGAGCACATAGAGGGAGTACCGTCAACACCTGGTAAAAAAAGAGGTACCACATGGAAAGACTCACACGCGCTGAAAAGAGATTAATTAAACAACAAAAGCGTCAAGAGGCTAAACAAGTAAAAAATAACCTAATACTCAAATCGATTATCCCCAAAACAAAAAATCAGGAGTGTGTGTTCAAAGACTTTTCAAATGGTAGAAACATTTTAATACATGGATTGCCTGGTACCGGCAAATCATTCATTTCACTCTACCTTGCTCTTTCAGAAATAGAACAGTATAAAGACTACAATAATATTACACTGATACGATCAGTGGTGCCTTCCCGAGATATGGGATTTCTTCCCGGTTCAATAAAAGAAAAATCAAAAATATTTGAACTACCTTATCAATCAATATGCTCAGAACTTTACGGTAGAGGTGATGCATATGAGATACTTAAAGGTAAAGGTATAATAGACTTCCAGACAACATCATTTCTAAGAGGAACAACTTTAGATAATACTATAATTATAGTAGATGAATGTCAAAATATGACCTATAGTGAACTATGCACTGTTATAACACGTGTAGGTAAAAATTCAAGAATAATTTTCTGTGGAGATTATAGACAAACTGATCTAGTATATGATGATGAAAGATCTGGTATTCTTAAATTTATGAAAATACTAGAGAGAATGAATAAATATTTTAGTTCAGTAGAATTTGTAGAAGAGGATATTGTAAGATCAGGACTAGTAAAAGACTTTATTATTAAAAAGACTGCTATGGAAAATAGAAGATATATTAATAAGGAGACTGATACAGTATCTACTTACTTAAATTGATTATGAATGAAATTGAAAAACATCTTAAAGAATTAAGCGAAAAAAAATTACTACCTCAGGTGCATTCTAACTATCTTAGTAGAATTAAAAACTACTATAAGTTTGTACCTGAGGTAGTTTACGATATAGGTGCTTGTGTACTTCACTGGACAAATGAAGCAAAACAAATATGGCCTACATCTAACTTCTACTGCTTTGAAGCAATGCCTGAAGTAGAATTTATTTTTAAAGATTCTGATATTGCTGGTTATAACATCGGTGTACTATCAGACGCTACTGGTAATATAGTTAAATTCTATCAGAACAATTTTTTTCCTGGTGGAAATTCTTACTACAGAGAAAACCCTAAATTTAATTCTGGTGCAGAACATTATTTTAACGAATCTCATATTAAAGAATATACTACATCTACTTTAGATAATGTAGTTAAAAATAAAAACTTTCCTTTACCAGATCTGATTAAGATAGATGTACAAGGTGCAGAACTAGACGTACTTAAAGGTGCTGATATCTGTTTACAGCATACAAAACATCTTATTATGGAATTACAAAAAGTAGAATACAACAAAGGTGCACCACATAAAGATATTATTATTGATTATATACGTTCTAAGGGATTTATTTTAGTTGACGATAATGCTTTTAGTGATAATGGACCTGATGGTGATTATCATTTTATAAAGTAACATGCTAGAAAATATTTTAAAACAAAGAAAAACTTTTAATCATATCGAGATTCCTGAAGTAAATAATATACTTGAACAGGTTAATACAGACTCTGGTAGATATTATAAAACGCCAGAAGGTTTATTATATCCGTCTGTTACTACAGTTACAGGTATTATGAATCAGAAAGCTATTCAGGAATGGAGAAGAAAAGTAGGTGAAGAAGAAGCTACTCGTATCAGCACACAAGCTGCTACTAGAGGTACTCGTATTCATCAATTATGTGAAGATTACATTAACAATGATGAGATAGATTATTCTAAGTATAACTATAACGACTCTTTAAATTTTAAAGAGTTAAAACCTCTCTTAGATAATCATATTGATAATGTAAGATTGCAAGAAACAAGAATGTATTCCGATCATCTTCAGATGGCAGGTACTGTAGACTGTGTTGCAGAATGGAAAGGTAAACTTTCTATTATTGATTTTAAGACAGCTCGTAAACATAAAAACAGAGATTATATTCTTAATTACTTTTGTCAAGCCTCTGCATATGCTATTATGTTTGAAGAGAGATATAATATACCAGTAAGTAGAATAGTTATTTTAATTTCTGTTGATAATGAAGTGCCGCAGATATTTGAAGATCGTAGAGATGTATATGTTAATAAACTAATGCAAGTAAGACAAGAGTATAAAGAGAAGTATAACGTATGAAAGCTACTCTTAAAAGAACGATTGTTAAGTCGTTAATTTACAGGTTGTTTGTAATTATGACAACTTATATCATGCTTCTTGTTACTGGTCAGAATATGGCTGATGCAATTATACCTACTATTATTATTAACTGTTTATGGACTTTGTCTTATTTTATTAATGAGAGAATATGGAATAAGATCGATTGGGGTAAGATTTAACAGTTGATTTTAATTTTTAACTATACTATAAATAAAGAGCTGATGTCGTTGACGGAAGTAGAATAGACATTCTGGACGCGGGGGCAGTACCCGCCGCCTCCACCACGGATACACTGGTCGTTGGGTGCAACAGTCCTCCTATTATAAAGAGGGTAAGGCGGAAGAGACTAGTATATAACTGTTCGCACTGAGCAAAGCGGTGTCTCACAGTGTATCTTTGATGGGGGCGAAACAGGATCGACAGGTGTAGTAAAGGCTAACCTGAGACTGATGCAAACTCGTAAATGCAAACGATAACAATGCATATGGTGCTTACGCTCTAGCAGCCTGAGTCACATGAGCTTCGTGAGGTGTGCTTGGAAACAGAAACACCTCACACTATATTATGGAGATTATAATGACCAAAGAAGAGATCGCAAAAGTAGTTTTTGATCACTTTAATAAAAGTTACGGTATTGATCTTAGCACATTTGATAGAAGCTATCCGTTATCCCGTCTTAAAGAATTAAATGAAAAGCTAGACTCACTAGAAGTAATAACTTTTATGTCTGAATTAGAAGATATCTTTAAAATTAATACTATTACTATTGAAAGTGGTGCTACAACTATTGAAGAATTGATCGATTACCTCTACGAAAATATCGATAAAGAATGAGACGTGTTGTAGTTACGGGTGTAGGTAGTAGAACACCTATTGGTAATAATTTATCAGAAATTAAAGAATCACTCTTTACTGGTAAGCAGGGTACCAAAGAGTATATATTTGGATCGGCTGCTTATATAGTTAAAGATAATATAGATTCACATTTTGATAGATTTGATTTAAACGTCACTGATAGATTTACACGACTGGCATACCTTTCTTTCTTAGATGCAAAAAATGATAGCTCCGTACAACCAGAAGGTATATTTTTAGGTGTTGGTTATGGTGGTGGTGCATTAACATACGAAGAATCTTATAGAAGTTTATTTGCTAAGAATAAAGTAAAACCTACCGCATTAGTTTGCTCAGTGGTTAATATGGGTGCTAACTTTATTGCTTTAAAAGAGAATATAACAGGTCCAGCTTTTACATATTCTACAGCATGTGCATCTGCATCAACTGCAATCGGTGAAGCATATAAAAAAATTGCATATGGGGAGTATGATTGTCTTGCAGCTGGTGGTGCGGAAGCTTGTATTAATGAATTACAATTTGCATTCTGGAAAGCAATGAATGCATTAAGTGATGACTGCAAACCGTTCTCAAAAAACAGAAACGGTATTACTATGTCTGAGGGTTCAGTAATTTTTATATTAGAAGAGCTTGATCACGCATTGAAAAGAAATGCTAATATTTACGGTGAAATAGTAGGGTATGGTGCTACTAATGGTTCTGAATCCGTTACTAAACCTAACACACCAGGACAAATAAAAGCAATGCAAATTGCAACTAAAAATATTTTGTTTGACGATATTACCTATATTAACGCACATGGTACAGGCACACCAACAGGTGATATAGTTGAATTGCAGAGTATAATTAGTTTGTTTGGTGATAAAGCAAAATATATACCAGTCAGTTCTACAAAGAGTTTACATGGACATCTTTTTGGTGCAGCAGGTGCAATAGAGACACTTGCATGTCTTTTAGCATTAAAACATGATGTGGTAATACCTAATTGGAATTTAGACGAATTAGATAATTCTATATCTAAAAAAGATATTAATCTGCCTACGGAAATCTACAATAGCAAACAAAAAGTAACCTTAAACAACTCGTTTGGTTTTGGTGGTACTAATATTACATTAGCTTTTTCAAGTCTATAAATAAACTAATGAAATATACTTTAGATTCCTATATTGTATTAATAACTCAATTAATTGCTCATCTTTCCTTTATACCTATGATAATGTATGCATCATGGTATCATTGGTTGATTGCTTATGGTATAGCAGTTATAATGGGTGGTATCGGAATAGGTATGATCAACCATCGCTACTTAACACATAAAGCATTTAAGTTTAATAGTGATTGGGTGCGTAATATTTTTCTTTTTATTGCAGTTTTTACATTACAAGGACCATCTCTTTCTTGGGTTGCTATTCACAGAGAGCATCATGCATATACAGACAGAGAAAAAGATCCTCACGGTCCTCATCATGGATTTATAAATTCATATTTTGGATTTGTTATGCATGAGCAAAAGGTTGCATTTGTTAAAGATTACGTAAAGCATAAAGAGCTAGTATTCTTATACAAATATCATTGGTTAATTAACATCTCTCTAATAGTAATTTTATATTTAATATTCGGGTTTATGGGACCAATAGTAGGATTTTTAGTACCAGGTGCTTATGTCTGGTTTGTAACTGGTATGGTAAACATATTTTCACACATGAAAAATATTGGTTATAGAAACTACGAAACAAAAGATAATAGTGTAAACTTACCTTTTCTTGCTTATGTTTCTCTAGGAGAAGCATGGCATAATAATCATCATGGTGATCCTAGAAACCCTTATTTCTCTACTAATAAAAAAGAGTTTGATCTTATAGGATCGTTTATTTCTTTTTTAAAATATAATAAAATAATAAATGTAAATCAGTGAATGGTACAATATGAAAATAGCCAACGTTAAATCTTCTGCCGACTTCGTTAAAGAAATAGATAAATTAGTTTTAAGTAAAAATTTAACTTTTTTTGACGCTGTAATGTATTATTGTGAAACAAATAATGTTGAGGTAGAGACAGCTGCTTCACTTATTAAACAAAGTGCTCTATTAAAAGCTAGGATACAAGTAGAAGCAGAAAATCTTAACATGGTAAGAAAGACGAGTCGACTTCCTATATGAGTCCTTTTGAAGCATATAAGCTTTATACGGCAATCAAGAATCACTTTACAACAGAGTCATATGACTTCTTTAAATACAACGGTAAGGTGAGAGCATCTGAACATACATTTGAAACTCGTAAAGACAAATATATGTTTTATAAACTATCTAAGCATGAAGATCCTCTTACATTCTTGGTTGCTAATCTCTCAGAAAATCAGAAACTATGGGTAGGTGATCTATTTGGTTTAGATCAGCAGATGAAGTATAATGAGTTTCTAAGACGTAAACAAACTCTTACATATATGTTTGAGGGTGATATAGACAATCTTCTTGAAAACTTCGATGCTAACTTTGAAGTAAAACCAGGTGACTATCCCTACCTTCTCACTCTACTCACACGCAAAAAGATCTCAAAAGAGACTTTCATTATCATACAAGACTGTGTTCGTTTCTTTAGTAAGTGGAATAAAGAAATTACAGACCCTGTCTTATGGCCACAAATAGCTTTGAATTGTAAAAAGCTACATCCATTTCTTTCTTACGAGAAAGATAAATACTGTGCAATACTTCGCAATAAATTTAGTTGAAGTATTATACATCGTCGCATATAATTAATACATCGAAACACAACGGAGAATATTATGACTATTAATTTCGAAGCACTTAAACAAAATCGTAAGTCTAACTTTGACAAACTCACATCCGAGCTCAACAAGCTCAATTCTACAGTTCCCCAAGACAATACCAACGACGACCGCTACTGGAAGCCAGACGTTGACAAAGCCGGAAACGGTTATGCGATCATTCGTTTCCTTCCCGCCCCAGCTGGTGAAGACATGCCGTTCGTACGCATTTGGGATCATGGGTTCCAAGGTCCTGGTGGTTGGTATATCGAGAAGAGTCTAACTACTTTCAATAAGCCAGATCCTGTTTCAGAAATGAATACAAAGCTCTGGAACTCTGGTATCGAGTCAAACAAAGATCTCGTTCGTAAGCAGAAGCGTCGTCTCTCTTACTTCTCTAATATCCTTGTTGTCAATGATCCTACCCGTCCTGAAAACAACGGTAAGGTATTTTTGTTCAAATATGGTAAGAAGATCTTTGATAAGCTTAATGAAGCAATGCATCCACAATTTGCTGATGAGAAGGCAATTAACCCATTTGACTTCTGGGATGGTGCTAACTTCAAGCTCAAGATTCGTCAGGTAGAAGGCTATCGTAACTACGATAAGTCAGAGTTTGAATCACCTGCACCTATTGCTGGTGACGATGAACAGATCAAAGCTATCTGGTCTAAAGAACATTCACTTCAAGAACTTCTTGATCCTAAGCACTTTAAGTCATATGAAGAACTTAAGATGCGTTTGGAAAAAGCTCTCGGTGTTGCTGGTGACTCAGCTCAACGCATGGCACCTGCTATCGATGAAGATGAAGCATTCCCGACACCACAACGTGCAGCTCCTGCACCTGCAATTCCAGCAGCTAAGCAAGAGTCTTCAGCACCTTGGGATGAGGATGATGATGATTTGAGTTTCTTTAAGAAGCTTGCTAACGATTAATAATAGTTAGCACCAAAGCCATATAATGATTGATCCATAAGAGATGGTGCAGGGGCGGTCGATACTGCCCCTGAACTTATTCTAGGAGGTGTGCTAGGTTCTCTTGAACTATTCATTGTACCTGAGCCAGGTAATACTACTACTTGAGGTGGCCCAGCAGCCGCCATTGCAGCAAATCCAGATTGAGCTACCATAGCAAGATTTTTAGTATTCACAGTAGGTTTAAAAGTAGTAATAGCTTCGGTAGTTGTACTAGTAACACCTTCACCCATATCAATAGGTACTTCTCTATATGAAGTTTGAGCTGTCAGGGGTACAGAAGGACCAGCAGCAGCCATAGCAGAGAAACTAGATTGTGGTGTAGCACCTGCAGTGGCAGCAGTTGCCTGTGATTTAAATCCTTCGAACGGATTAGATAACCCTATTTTTTCAAATAACTTACCTTTTTCATATAAGAAATTACCTATAGTATCTGTAATACCAGCAAACATATTTTTAATTTTATCTACCACTTCACCTAGCTTTTCAGAAATATAACCACCAACATTGAAATCTAATACATCAAATACTTTTTGAAGATTGTCTTGACCTACAAAATTAATTATTTTATTTTTTATCTCTTCAAATTTTTCAGTTAGTAGAGCACTTAATGAGAAACTTTCCCACCAAGCTATAATCTCATCTTTAGCATTGCTAAATTTATTTACAATACTATCTTTTAAACCAACTGCCCAATCAATTAATTTTTGACCAACATCAAATGCAGTATTAATCCATCCACTTACAGTATCTTTTGCAGCATAAAAAGCATTTACCACATAATCAGTTATAGCTTGTACAGCATTTACATAAGTGGTACCAATATCTACAGTATCTAAAAAATCATTTATAGATTTAGCTACACTTTCTAAACCGAAAAAATCTAAAATATCAGCTACTAGTCTACCAGCGCCAGTGATTAAAGTATCAGATATAGTACCTATTAATCTTACAAAAGCATCTAAGAATTTACCTTTAGAAAGATCATCAAATACTTTGCTTAAATTACCAAATATCTCTGACCAGTCTTTCTGTTCTAGTGATGTAAAAATAGCAACTAATGCAGCTATTGGTAGTGCTACAGTAGTAGAGAATCTTAATAGACCTTTAAAAATATTACTTAAACCAGTAAGTAAAGGTGTAAATACTTTAGTAATTGAACCAATATTTGGTAACAAACTACCGATAGAAGGAAGAAGACCGCTCAATGCACTTAGTATACCACCTTTACCATCAGCAGTAGGAACAGCAGTAACACCTTCTCCTCTCGGTGCTCTTTGTGCTCTCTTTTCTCTGTCTTCTTCTATTCTTGCTCTTGCAGCTTGAGATTGACCTGCAATTAGATCTTGTAAATATTCATTTGTATTAACTATACTATTATTAATATTATCTAATTTTACTTCTAAGAGTTTAAACCCGATAATAAGAGGTGCAATATCTATACCTACAGGTGGTCGAGAATCTGGTTTACTATCTCTTCTACCACCACTAAAAAGAGGACTCAAAGCAATAAGACTTCCTAAACCAGCAGCCTGTAATGTGTTAGCTGCAACTGCTCTTGGTGCTAAGTTTCTTAATCCTGTACTACCAGTTATACTAGATGTAACAGTGCGTGCAATATTTCTAGCTGTACCTGATACTACACCTTCTATACGGTCAGCACCTGGGAGTCTTCTAGTAACATTTTCTAATCGATTTTGCTTTTCTACTCTCTTTTGCTTATCTCTAGCAGCAGTAGTAGATGCAGTTGATGCTTTCTTAGTTTCTTTTACTTCATCTAGAGTTTGTTTTGCAGCTTGTTTTTCTGCATCTCTGATAGCTTTTTGTTCTTTTCTTTTTTCTGCAGCAGCTGCCTTCTTCTCTGCAGCTAATTTTGTTTCTTCTGCTAATGCTTCTTCATAGGCTTTTTTCAAAGCTGGATTACTAGCAACCTGTTCAGGTGTAAAATCACTGGTAGAAAACTGCCTAGATTTTTTAGCCATTACTTTTTAGCACTCTCTTCTTCTAATTTTTTAAGATGATTTAAAAGCAAATCTACAAATAAATCTCTCTCGTAAGGATACATTTCGTATACCTCTGTTAAACTATATTTATGGTGCTGTACTAGTGAAAAGAGTGTTTGATAATAGACCGCGATATTAGAATATCCGGTCGTTACGAAAAAAAACTGTTGAGACCCTTCAATAAGATATCTTTAGTTTCACCCTTAGAATTTTTCAGTGATACAGTATGCTCTACAGATGGCATAGTATCAAAAAACTCCTTAATTTTTAGTAGTGCATCCATAGGTAAGCTATCCATAAATTCTTGCAGTTCTTTTTCAGTGAAATCATTATATACAGTTTCTTTATCATAGATCTTATCGACGCATTTAAAGAGAACATTAAAAATAGCTTCTTCTTTATCTGCGCTAGATTCTACTGCTATAATTTCATCAAGTGTTGGGTATCTCATTAATACACCAATATCTTCATGAACGTTAAATTTATTCTTATGATCTGGGTTATACTTAACTTGCACTTCTTCTAAATTTACTTTAAACTTAACTGGCACTTCTTCATCTTTATATTCTAATTCTACTACCTCACCTACTGATTTAGCACGCAGTCTTAAGAAAATAAATTCAATATCAAACGTAGCAAGTTTATCAACATCTACTGGCTCAATAATACAATTTTGAATAATCTGTTTAATAGTAGATACTATATCGTCAGACTTTTCTGAAGCACGGGCCATAAGAAGTAATTTTTCTTCTTGTACTGTAAACGGTCTAAAGTTTACTTGCTTCTTTGTAGAAGGGATAGTTATAGTATATGTTGGGTGTTTAATCTTTGGTAATGCCATATCAAATAATCCTCAATTAAAAAAGTGGTATTGCACTTGCAAATAAATTCGTCTGTCTTTGTACAAGAAGTGGTGATGTGATATTTAATATTTCTCGTACTCCACCGAGAAATCCATCAACTCTTGGTTGAAAATTACCTAGCGAATTAGCTCTCGAATATGAATTGTAGTTTACATTGCCTTGATCTAATGTCTCTGAAAACCAGTATGTATAAGTAAAACTAACTGGAACTTTTACAAGAGTGCTATCTTGGTTCCAATCCATTGCTATATCACCTATAGCAATAGGGTATGCTTCAACTAATGTATAACTAATAATGTTCATACCAGAATCATCAAAATGATATATCTCTACGTTACCGTAATATTCTTGAGGGTAGGCAAACGTATTGTTGAAAAGATTTTTAGCTGTAGCGTTAGGGTTAGTATTTTCGTTAAAGTTATAAACAGATTGCATCCATTGATGAAAGAATTTAAGAACTCTACCATCTGAGTCATTAAAGAAAGATAGCGGGACATCAGTAAAGACTGAACCATAAGGGCGTTTTTCTATGTTACCATAACCAGCCATTTTAATTTCATCAGTTTGCCATGATAGACCTGGTAGGTTAGTACTATCACATAAAAATTCTAAATATCTACCTCCAAGCCCGAATAACGAACGAGGTGGTATAATACGTACTAAGAATTTAGAAGATTTAGTTAAACCTCCTAAACCGCTTATAACCCCCAGCATGTCATCTACATTAAAGGCCATTTATAATCTTTCTCGTACTTTTAAACACATCATTTTTAGTTTTCTTATCAAATCTTTCAAGAGGTAAAAATAATGCTATGTCCCATTCGTTGGCAGGTATTAAAAGAAATCTACTTTGTACATGACTATAAAGATATCTCTTAACACAAGGTTTAAAATATTTATAACGAGCAGCAGAATTAAGTAGTTGGTAGGAAATTCTTAATCTGGTAGTATCATTATATTTTTGATTGCTTACCATATCATATAGAAAATCCATTAATCGTGCTCTATAGATGTGTGGTAAATAGTGAAGATTCATTCCTAAAAAACTATCACCTTGATCTTCGAAAGGAAACACTAGAGGATATCTATCATAAAAAGGTAGTGATTCTTTATATTTTGGATCATATTGAAATAGATACATAAACCCAGGTCTTATATTAGCTTTAGTGTAATTTGGGTTCTGCCTTATAAGAGTCTCAATTCTCACACTTCTGATTTCTCGTGCTTTTTCTCTATACCAATCTCTTGCTTCTACAGAACCTGGTTTAATAATACCAGTTGTAGTTGCATTAGTTCTACCTTGATTGAGAATATCAGTAAAGATTGGCATTATACTTTATCTAATCCTAGATCTTTTTCAGTTAAAATTTTAAACTGCCACTTTTTATCAAGACAGAATTGTTCTGCAGCTCTCCATTTTGCAGAATTAATACCGTAGGTTTTTACTTCGTTGATATATCTACGTGTAATCTTATCTTGCCTTACTGGCTCTTTTACTTGTTTGTACGGTTTTATTTCTACTAACATAGTATTTATTGCACCAGTTTTATCTTTCATTTTTACCCAAAAATCAGGAAAGTATCTATGAATTCTATTATCAATAGGACTTACATAAGGTATCGTTATCTCTTCTGATGCCCATTGTAATATAGAAGGGTGTGTATCTAAGTGTCTCATAAATCTTAATTCCCACAAACTTCTATAGATTATATTTGTAGGGTTACCCTTATACTTTTCCGGATTCTTAGGTCTAAATTTGCCTTTATACGCCATGTTTAAAATACTACCATAAATAATAAGAATATTTATAGGGGTAAAAATGCCTGATACAAGAGCTGATAACTATCAAAAATTTGGTTTTCCAGAAGAAGTACCAGAGTTCTACACTGTTCTAGTTTTGAAAGAATATAGTAGACCGAGACCAGGTACTGCTGCAAAAACATCTGCAAAAACTATTATTAGACTGCCTATACCTCAAGGTATAACTGATTCTTTTAATATGGATGTAAGTGGTGAGAAGATGGAACTTCTTGGTAATGCACCATCTGAAGTTATGACAGCAGGTGCTACTCAGATGGAACGTTATAAAGCCATGGCAGATACAGGTAACTTTGGTGTAGATCAGATCAAAGAAATTGCAGGTTATGCTGCAGCATTAGCACCTGGTATATCAGATACTGGCATTGGTAAATTTTCACAATCACAATTTGGAGTTGTTCGTAACCCTCATTTAACTACAATATTTGACGGTGTTAAATTAAAAAATTATAATTTTACTTGGAAAATGTCAGCTAAGTCTGAAAGAGAAGCAAACAGAATGCAGAGTATGATCACTCTAATAAAAGGTCTTATGCACCCTAAAATAATTGCAGGTGGGTTTGCATTAGAGTATCCCTATCTTGCCACTTTAGATTTTATTACTGGTGCTAGTAAAGTAAATATGCCTAATGTAAGAGACTCTTTTATTACAAGATTAGATGTTAACAGTGCAGGTTCAGGAGCACCAGCATTCTTTAGAGATGGTAATCCTGTTTCAGTAGAATTTACTCTAGGGTTTCAAGAAATTGATATTCTTACTAGAGATAATTTTATAGCAACTAGTGGAACATCAGCAGCACAAGCTGGTCTAAATTCTCTAAGAACTAGTGGTCCTGGAGAAAGATAATGTCACTATTTAACTATTATCCTTATATTAATTACGATAATATAAAAGCAACTCATCTACTAGTAGAGACAGAAGTTGTACAAAAGTTTCTTAGTGATTATAATACATTTTTTAAATATACTTTAAGAGAAGGTGACCGTGCAGATATTATTGCTTATGATGTGTATGGTGACTCTTCTTTAGATTGGTTAATTTATATGGTTAATAGAGTTGTCGATCCATACAAAGATTGGTTAATGGATGATAAACAGTTTAAAGCATATATGGAAGCAAAATATAATACAACAGCAGAGAAACTTAACTCTACAAATATAACTACTTCTATTGCTTACTATTATTATGAAGGTTTAAATTCTGATTCACAAGCAGATATTAACTCTTATAATTACAAAATGACTCATGAGACATATACTAAGTTAGGAAACCCTGCGGGTTGGACTCCAGTTAGTGTATGGGAATATGAGTATAACAAGAATGAAGAGAAGAGAGAAATTAATCTTCTTAAACCTGCCTTCATTACTGATTTTAAACAACAACTAAAAGATCTTTTAAATAATGGCTAATTTAAATCCGTTAGACATTAGACTTACTAAAGTCTCTATGACTAAATTTAACGGATCTGATGAGTTAAATATTACTCCTCAGATAGTGGAAATTTCTATCTATCAGTCGATCTTTAAACCAGCTATCGAAGGTGAAATGCTGGTTAATGATCAAATTGGTTTATTTGTTAACTACCCTTTTGTAGGTGAAGAATTAATAACTATTTACTATGAACAGCTTTCAGGTTTGACTGATTTTAGATCATCAGAAAGAAAAATAAGTTTTATTATTAAGGGTGTTAGAAAAATTATTGCTAGTGATAGAGCCAGATCATTGATGTACGTAGTTGATCTTATAAGTCCTTTCTTTCTGCAAAATACAAAGAAATACGTATCACATGCATATGCATATCCAATAGAAGAATCAGCAGAAAAACTATTTGATGAATATGTAAAAGAACCAACTTATGAAAAATTTCAGATAAGAAAAAGTTTTAGAAAAGAAACAACCCAGCAGGTTAGAAAACTAGTAGTACCTAATCTTAGACCATATAAAGCTATGCAGTGGTTTGCTAAACATGCTATTGCTAAAGACTACAATAATCACTATTTGTTTTTATTCTATGAAGATCTAAGCCAGTTTAATTTTGTTACTCTACAACAGCTTATACAAGATGCTGCAGATACACCAGAGAAAAGAGAGCTCTTAAGAAAGAAAAAGTATGTATATGTGTCCGATGTTTCTATAAGCGTGACATCACCTACTGGTGACCCTGATCAAGATCTTAGAGTAATAACTAATATAGTTAATAATAAGAGATTTTCTTCAATAGAGAAAATTATTGGTGGTTACTTTCAGAATGAATTATTTGAAATTAATCTACTTCAAAAAAGTTATAACAGTACTAAAACAGAATTAAATGAGTATGTAAACGACAAGTATGCATTAGAAAAATTTCCTATGAATACTCCTAACTATATTAACTATGTTAAAAATAAAGGAGATGAAGCGGAAATTTCTAATAGAGTCAGATATATTATTAACAATTATGAAGATAAAAGTATAGAAGATAGAAAACAACCATCATACAGAGATAAGTTTGGTAACACTACAAAATATCTACACGCTTTAAATCAAGTTGATCTTACTATCACAGTTCCTGCTAATATGTTTTTAAAAGCAGGTGATGTAATATACTGTGATATACCAGAAAATCACGGTTTCAATATAGTAGAAAACGACAAGTATATTTCCGGTTTGTTTATTATTTCAGAAGTAAAACAAGTACTAGCGCAAGGTAGTATTGCTGCAACTTCTCTTCGTATATACAAAGACGGTTATCTTAACAGATTACAAGATGTTTCACTCTATAATGAAGGTAATAACAGAAGTGATAGAATTATAGATCCTGAAACTGGTCGTCCTATCGGCAGTGGTGGTGCATAATGATAGCAGATGATTTTTATGGCGATCGCTTTAGATGGTTTACCGGTGTAGTAAAAGATATTGCAGATGATCGTGCACGAGTGCGAGTAAGAATATTTGGTATACATCATACAGAAGACCTTACCAGGGTTTCTAATGATGATCTTCCATGGGCTATGGTATTATATCCTACTACAGGAGGACAAACATCAAGCGGTGTTGCTAGTCATGGTCTTAAAGTAGGATCATGGGTAGTAGGTTTTTTTGCTGACGGAGAAGATAGTCAGCAGCCTATTATTATGGGTGTTATTAATGGTGGTGAAAACTCAATGAATAATTCACCAGGGGGCACACCATCACCTCAATCGTCAGGTAATAACTCATCTAACCCTAATGCAGCATACAATGGTGGTGGTGTAGATCAGGCAACAGAAGGAACACCTTCTACATCTATGTTGGTAGGATCTACAAATGCTAAAAAAGTATACAACTACTTCTGGGAAAAAATATCTAAAGAGGGATCATTTACCGGTGATATAAAATGTATAGTTGCTGCAATAGTAGGAAACTTTATGGTCGAATCGGGTGATAGTATTGACCCTCAAGCATACAACCCAAATGATAGAGGTATGCCATCTTTAGGGATTGCTCAATGGAGAGCAGATAGAGCAACATGTTTCTTAAAGTTCTGTGGATACAATTTATCAACAGCTAAAAAAGGTAGTCTACCTCCTTTAGAAAATCAATTAGATTATGTATGGCATGAGTTTCATAGTAGTGAAAGAAACGCTTATAATAAACTTCTTACATCTACTACTATACAAGATGCAGCAGCAAATATTATTTACTATGAAAGAGATGCATCCTATCAAAAATTAAATGGTGTGTGGACAGTAAATAGAGAATCAAATTTTTATTTAAAAAAACTTAAAAAAGCTAGAGATGTTCTTTCTAGTTTTTCCTATACTGGTGGTGTAGGAGGTGAGAGATGAATGAAGTAAGCCCAGAAGCAATTGCATATTGTAAAAATTTAACTTTTTCATTCTCTAATACTTTGAGAGATGAAAAAGTAAACTTACAAAATTATTCATCTTTTACTTTTATTATTGATATAGATGGTAGAGTGTATCAAGGTGCTAATGCAGATGAACAATCTGCAACTGTGTGTTTAATAGGCGGGTTAAATAAATTCATACATGCTAAATCCATTACTGCTTATTCAAATTTCTATATTACAGAACAACAAAAAGTAACTCTTTATAAAGCTATTAGAGAGCTTGCTAGATATACAGATACAGCTTCTATATCAAGTAATAATGATAAACTTGAACAATCAATATCAGCATTATATAATAATTATTGCGGTTAATTAATGTCAGTAGATCAATTTTCAACTCAACTAGAAAGAGTAAAATCTTACACTAACCCAGAAGGTGATGGTGTAGTAAAATCGAATGCTCCTCAAAGTATGACAGCAGGTAACCCTGCACCATATTATGAAGTATCTGTTAGTGAAAAACCAGGTCAAGCTAGTGATTCAAGCATAACACATACTGGTCCAGGCGCAGGGGTTTCATCTGGGCATAGTGAAGCAACAGATGTGCAAGGTTTTGTTTCTGCAACTGGTAATAAAGTAATTATTGATAATACATTCGGTGCAGACACTATTACGTTGCAACATCACTCAGGTGCAACTATTATGATTGATGCTGATGGTTCTATACATCTTATCTCTACTGGTAAAAAGGGTGTTGGTATAGTTGCACCTAAAGGAGATGGTGTAGTATATGCATCTGGACATCTAATCCTAAAAGGTGAAAGTAAAATTACTTTAGAGACACAAGGTGATCTAGATTTAAACGTTGGTGGTGATTTTAATATTGCAGTTGGTGGTAACATGATCACCACTGTACAAGGTTCAGTAGATGAATCTATTGATGGTAGTAAAATTACAGAAGTAGCAAAAGATACCAGTAACATGGTTGCAGGTGATTATAGATTAACATCTGCTGGTAAAATGAGAATACAAACACCAAGATCACTAGATATTGACGCAGCTCAAAATATTACTATTAGAACAGATAAGACAGTAGAAGTAAATGCACAGCAGAATGTGGGTGTATATGCTAAAGAAAAAGTAAGTGTTAATGCAAAAGATACCTTAGAAGCAATTTCAGAAGGTGCTATGACATTATCCACTAAAGATGATCTTGCAGTGAAAGCTGACGGTACTGCAAAACTATCTTCTACTAGTGCAGCATCTATTCACTCATCATCTACTATAGATATTTTAGGATCAGCAAAAATTAATATTAAAGGCTCTGCTACTGATATTCAAACAAGCGGATCACCTTCAGTAGATTCTGCAGTAGATGCTAATGCTGCACAACTTGCACAATACCCAGATGCTAATACTGTTATAGACTCTATTACGTCAATTAGAGTTGCACCAGACTTTCCTAAAAATGCTGCTCGTATGTCTGCAGAAGAATTTAGTCTTTATATGAATGAAGGTGGTGAACCTAATCCTCAAGCAGCTGCATATGCTGCAGGTAATAAAGGTGGTGGTTTGCAAACTACAGTTCAAGACTATGGTTATCAAGCAGAACCAGTATCAACTACAGCTTATGATAGACCAGGTGGTAACGTTACTAATAATGGTAGAGCGGAGAAAAACCCTCTACCAATACCAAATTCTATCTATAATTCTAATGAAAAGATTTCAAGATATGTTACTGTAGGTATGATAAGAAATATAAGAGACGCATCAGCTTCTCAGCATAAACAAATTTTAACTGAAGCTATGAATGTTGCATGGAATATTCTAGATCCGCTTATTGAGAAGTTTGGTTCAAGAGTTTATATTTCTTCTTGGTATAGAGATAACTCTGCAAACCATGTTAAGGGTGGTGCGGTAGATGTAAGATGTATTAATAAACCAGATTATGCTTTTACTGCTGAAATAGCAGCTTTCGTAAGAGATAATCTTCCATATAGTAAAGTGCTTTTAGAAAAAAACGATCAAGGTGGAATTCATGTTCATCTTGAATCAGCACAACCAGGACAACCAGGTGGTGGAACAGTTATCACTTGTGCTGATCCTAAATGTAGATCTCAAGTACCAGGATTACAGCTTTCTTATGCTGTAGCAGCATTACAGGGTAGAGCAGTTGGCTAATTATACTATTAACAGAGACGTTGCGGCTCTTTTACAAAGAGGGATAATTCAACAGCCTGGTTTCTACGGAAGCCAAGAAATTAAACCGTCTAATGATCAGTTTAATAATGCAGTAAATATTGGAGCTAATCTTGCAGGGTTAGCTCTTAATATGAAGAACACACCCGCGCCTGGTAGAGATTATGTACGCACTAACAATAATTATATTCTAACAGAATTAGAACGTCAAGCAATAGAAAGAAAATCACAAGAGTTAGCTTCTAACGGGGTTATACCTGTGGACGTGCTAGAGAATTTCTTTTATATTCTAGCAGTAAATGAAAGTGAAAATGATTTATACTATATTGCAGATACAATAGGTATTCCTGAATTAGGACAACCAAGATATATTAGAAATATTAGAGGTATCTGTGATATACAAGATATATGGAAAGTTGGATATCTTGCAAACGGTGTTGCATCAGTTAATCAGAGATATTCTTCTTCTTACTATAATATTCAAACATATAACGATTATAATAGTGGTTCATATGGTACTAATTTTTCTGCAGCTGATATAGGTATGTCTTTAGGTGTTATTGGTCCACAAATTATATCTACTTCAAGATACTTTGACGGTTATTCAGGTGCATACAGAAATGCTCCTTCTCTCAGTGATGGTGCTATTACTTCTGCAATAAATTCTTATTCTTTAATTGCTAACGGTAGAAGTGCAACGTTACCTCCTACTACTATAAGTGCAATACTTAATCCTACTGCTACTATGCAATCTGAAATCACTACAGTAGGGTCATCTGCTATTGCTGGTCTTCTTAATCAAACACCGCTAGGAGGTGCTCTTGCAGCATTAGGTCCTCTAGGCGGAATTGCATTAAATGCATTATTAGGTAAAACAGGAGGACAAGCAATTGGTGGATTTATGTCTGAAGTTATTACTGGACAAAGACTTTCTACATCAAAGATGGCAAATAATCCTATGCTGGTTGCACCTTCATACGCAGGCAAATCATTCTTTGGAGAAGCGCCTGTCTCACTACCTGCAGTAGATCAGATATTCTGTAGAAGAGTTGGAGCATATGGCTCTACACAAGGTGGCACCGGTGTAATGAGTTTCGGTATGCAAAACTTTGCTTCTTTTGGCGGATCTCTTTCAATAGCATCAGTAGTATCAAGAATGGTAACTGGTTCAGCAACTCCTCCTCCTACAACCTCATATTACGGCCAGCATGTAAACACTCTTACATCTAATCTATGCAATTCACTTAATGTACCCACTTCATCCTCTATAGAATTAAGAAGATCAGATAATGCTATTCCATTTATGATTGGTATGTCAAGTGTAATAGTAGATGAAACATTCTCACCTTTCGGTTCTACTCCGTTTTCACAAGGTTGGAGACTTGCTTCTTCTACTGGAAATGACGTTCAAAAATACAACCCTCGTTTTCTAGAAGCATGTCGTACATCATTATAAATAATTAAATGGCTACAACAACATACTACTCAGATATCCCTACTAATTTTGATGTCCATCCTGTTAAGGAGGACTTAGTGCTGGTTACCAACGAGTCAGCAGTTAAGAGATCTATACGTAATCTTCTTCTTACTGATCCTTACGAGAGATTCTTCAATCCACTTATTGGTTCTGGTATAAGACAGACTTTATTTGAAAATGTTAGTAAAGATACTGAATTTTTTTTAAAAGAGAAAATAACAGAAACAATTGTAAACTATGAACCTCGTGCAGATCTCATTAGTGTAGGTGTAAAAGCATTACCAGATGAGAACGCTTACAGTGCTTCTATTATTTTTGCTATATCAAATAGCACTCAACCAGTAACTCTAGATTTAGTCTTAAGAAGAGTACGATAATGGCTAATACAGGATTTCTTGATGTTTCTGAAATAAGTTTTGATGGTATTAAAAGTAACCTCAAATCTTTCTTACAGGCAAAAACAGAATTTCAAGATTACGATTTTGAAGGTTCTAACCTTAATGCATTGTTAGATATACTTTCATATAACACTTATATGAACTCTTTCTATCTTAATATGGTAGGGAGTGAAATGTTTCTTGATTCTGCACAGATTAGAAACTCAGTCATATCACATGCAAAAGAATTAAACTATCTTCCTAGATCTAGAACTTCTGCAAAAGCAAAAGTAACATTTAGTATTAATACCGGGACTGCTCTTCCAGGGTATGTTGTTATACCAGAAAACTATACTATTAAAACTACTGTAGATAATACTACATTGGATTTCTCTACAGATGAATCAATAGTAGTTCTTAATAACGGTGGAACTTATCAAAGTGATCCAGTATATGTTTATGAAGGTAAAAATGTAACAGAATATTTTACTGTTAACGGTTCTACTCGTTATATTTTAAATTCTGATAATGCAGATACTAATAGTATTAAAGTTACTGTTATTAAGTCATCTACAGATTCTACTAATACAGTATACAACTTTGCAGAAAACCTTTATGGTCTAAATTCAAATTCAGAAGTTTATTTCTTACAAGGTTATGCTGCTAATCAATATGAAATAGTATTTGGTGATGGTATATCAGGTAAAGCACTTGCAAACGGTAATATAGTAAAAGTAAAATACAGATCAACTAACGGTGAATTAGGTAATAAAGCATCTTCGTTTACATCATCAACAAAAATTGATGGGTTGTACAATGTTACTGTTACTACTAATATTGCTGCTGTAGATGGTTCAGAAAGAGAAACAGTAGAAGCAATTAAGTTAAATGCACCAAGACATTTTACTTCTCAAAACAGAGCAGTTACAAAAGAAGATTATACTAATCTTATTGTAGGTAACTATCCACAAATTAAGACAGTTAATATTTACGGTGGTGAAGATGCAAACCCACCACAATATGGTAAAGTTATTATTTCTATGATACCTTACGGTACATCACCTTTAGTATCAACAGAGCTTAAAAATGATATTATATCATTCTTAAATGATAAAAATATTACTACTAAACCGGTAGTTGTTGATCCTGAATATCTTTATGTTGAAATTACTTCAGATGTAAGATATAATCCATCATTGACTAGTAAGACTGCTACACAGATAAAGTCAGATGTTGTAACTAAAATTAGAGAATTTAGCAATACAAATCTTACTGATTTTGGTAGCGATTTAAGATTATCTAAACTAGTAAGTGCAATAGACAACACTGATACTTCTATTATTAGCAATCAAACTGATATACGTGCAGTATATAAAATTACACCTACTAAAGGTTCATCTACACGAGTGAACTTCTCGTTTGAAAATGCAATTTACAGACCATTTTCTACACCATATGCTGTTAACGAGACAGAAGTTATCAGAAGTAGTTTATTTACGTACTATAGAGATGGTACTTACTATGATGCTAGACTTACAGATGATGGTGAAGGTAATTTAAGAATCTACTATCTTACTGCAGATACGAGACAGATCATCCTTGAATCTAACGTAGGTTCGGTTAACTATGATACAGGTGAACTTACTTTTGATATTAATGCATGGGATTATACAAATAATATAGACATATACGCTACACTAAGCAGTGATGATATTATAGTACAAAATAATAAGTACTTAGTAATTGACTTCGATAAAGTATACGTATCTGTTAATATCTATAGACAATAATGATAACAGAACTTCAAAAGATCGCACCACTTGTAAGCAGACAGTTTCCAGCCTTCTATCAAGAAGAAGGTGAAAACTTTATTCAATTTATTAAAGCTTATTATGAGTGGATGGATGATCAGGCTGGTAAAGGTCCTCTTTACAAAGTAAGAAATCTTCTAGAAACAAATGATATAGATGAAGCAGCAGAAGCTTATCTAGAACATTTTCTTACAAAGTATATGAGAGGTATTCCTAGAAGTGTTTTATCAAACAAAAGATTACTTCAAAAGCATATTCTAGATGTTTATAGAGCTAAAGGTTCTATAGAAGGTCTTAAGTTATTATTTAAATTGCTTTATAATGTAGAAGCACAAATATATCTTCCTCAAGAGAACATGCTTATTGCCTCAGGCGGGGTATGGGTAAGCAACAAGTATTTTGAAGTAGAAGATAGAGATTCTAACTATTCATATAATAACAAAACTGTAACTGGTACTACATCTGGTGCAACTGCATACGTGACTAATGCAGCTAAGATATATCTCGGTACCCAGGTTGCACATATTTTTTATCTTAATGATATAAAAGACGGCCCTACAGGTCAACCTTTTCAGATAGGTGAATATCTCGTTTATGATGGTTTAGATATAAGTGAAGCAACTCTTATTAAAGGATCGGCAATATCAGCTACTGCGGTTGATTCTACTGAAAATCATGCACTTAGTGATATTTTATCAACTGCAAATGCTACCGGTGAAGGATTGAAGTTTTCAGTTAGTACTATTAAAGATCCAGAAAGATCTAAAGGGTATATTACATTTAAAATTATAAACGGTGGTTACGGTTATGCTTTAGATTCTAATATTTCTATTGCAAATGGCACATCTACTACAGGTACAGGCGCATCGTTTAAAATAGGTAGATTAGCTAATACTACAAACTTTACTTACAATACTAATTTAATTGGTCCTATGGCAAGTGTTCTTATAGGAGCAACAACTTATGGAGCTAATTTAAACTCTGCAAACTCGCAATCAGTTATTGCTAACGCACTTACAAACAACACGGTAGTTATAGGAACAATATCTGAACTAACTGCGGTTACTTCTGGAGATCACAATTATAACGGTGATCTTTCTATTAGAGTTTATGAAAGCAGAGTTACAGGTTACGGATATAAAGATTCTTCTGGAAATATATGGGGTAATAATGCAGTAATTACTGGCACTCTTTCAACTGGAAACGGCGTAGTAGATACTGTGAGACTTTATAATTCAGGTTTTGGTTATAATACTCAAGGTGAAGAATTAGAATTTACTAATAATTCAAATGGTCAATGTATAGCTACTCTAAGTATTAACATTGGTGCAGTAGGCACAGAAGAAGGTAACTGGTTAGATACCAGAGGATTTTTAAATTCTGATATGTATTTGACTGATAGTTACTACTATCAGAACTTCTCATACGAAGTTCAAATTGAAAAATCTCTTGATAAATATATTGATATATTAAAACAAGTAATGCACCCTGTAGGAAATGAAGTATTTGGACGTCCTGTCATCATAGATAGTACAGTTCTCAATCCTTCAATTAAAACTGAAACTGTAACGGCTACTTAATGACTGGTACTTTTAATCAAAATATAAAGAATAAATTTATTGAAGAATTGATTGCAGATGCTGCAAGCAACAACTCTCATTATTATGTTTCATTCGGTAAATTCTTTGAGTGGCCAGATGATAATAACCCACCCCTTCCTAACACCTCAATTAAAGAGTCTTTCTATGATGTTAGTAGAGAAACTTTATTTGGTAAAAAGTTAGACTCAACTACTAATTTTGCTTATATCTTTAGAAAAGTAAATTGGACAGCAAATACAGTTTACGATTATTACTCACATTTAGACAAAGATCTTTATACTAAAGATTTCTATGTAATTAATTCTACTAACCGTGTATATAAGTGTCTCTTTAATAATTACGGTACAGCATCAACAGTAGAACCAACTTTAACTATTAATAACGGTGATTTTGATACCGCTGACGGTTATAAGTGGAAATACATGTTTACAATCAACAGTGTAAACGATAAGAGATTTAGCACTGATACCTATGCACCGATAGTACCTTCAGTTAGCGTACAGCAATTTGCTGAATCAGGTGCAATTCATGTAGTAATAGTTGATAATGGCGGCAATAACTACATTTCTTCTAACGGTACATTTGTTTCTATTCTTAGCAATACACAATTTATTTTAACAAATGCTACATCATCGTCAACAAGCGGTGCATATAATAACTCTGCAATATATATTTACTCTGGTAACGGTTCTGGTGGATACTCGGTAATATCCAATTATACAGTAAACTCTACTGGTAGATATGTTACTACAGTTGATAGTATTCCTAATCTAGATTCTACTTCAGTATATTATATTGCTCCATATGTTTATTTTTCCGGTGATGGTTATAATGCAAAAGCAATCGCACATGTTAATACAGCAACTACAAAGATAGAATCTATTGAAGTTATTAACAGGGGTTTAAGCTATTCATACGCTAACGTTTCTATAATATCCAACTCTTACTTCGGTAGTAATGCAACTGCTTATACTATTATATCACCTCAAAACGGCCATGGTTCAGATCCTATATCAGAATTAGGTAGTGATATCTTAGGTATATCAGTTAAAACAACTGGTACGGATAATTTCCCATCATGGGCAAAGTATAGACAAGTATCGTTGATGTACAATCCAAAAGCATCTTCTAATCTTCAATTATACACAGGTGCTACATTTAACCAGATGACTAATTTTGTTCTTGCATCTGGTAGTAAAACAGGCGATATTAATTCTGGAGATTCTTTATTAGGTTTAGGTAGACAGGGTACTGCTACAGTACTATATTCAAACACTACACACATTTACGTTTTAAATGAATCGGGTACGTTTATAGCTGGTGAAACTGTTCAATCTTTAGGTACAGGTAAAACTGCTGTAATTTCCTCTATAAATAATAAAGATTTAGTACCATTTTCTGGGGAAATTTTCTATTACAATAATATAGAGCCTATCAACAGAACAGGTATAACTTCAGAAGAAGTAAAGCTATATTTTAATTTTTAAGGGAATACGATGGCTGAATTACAAACAAACTTAAATGTTTCTCCTTATTATGATGATTACAACGAAAGTAATCAATACTATCGTATTCTTTTCCGCCCATCTACTGCTGTACAAGCAAGAGAATTAACCCAGCTTCAAACAATATTACAGAAACAGGTTTCTCGTTTTGGTGATAGTATCTATAAAGATGGTACTATTATACAAGGCTGCGGTTTTGTTAGATTTCCTAATATTGCACAAGTAAAGTTTAAAGATAGCAACACATCAACTCTTGACTTTGGTATATTAGCAGTTGGAAGTGAATCATTAGCAAACACATCAACTGCAAGAAGTAATAACTATCTTCTAGTTTCTAATACTACAGGGGTTAGAGCTGCACTTTTTCAGGCATTTACCGGTGCTGAAGCTGCTGTAGATACTGGTAGTGATAATACAAATAGAGCTTATGTAGTTTACGTTGCATCTGGTAATACAGGTGGTGTACAAGTTGATACATTTAGTACATCTAGTGAACAGGTAGACGTCTATACATATGCACAAGATAAACTTGGACCATTAAATTCAGCAAATAAAATTGGTGTAATTTATACACTTTCATCTAACAGCACAGTTAATGCTCTTGGTGAAGGATACGGTTTACATATTAACCCAGGTGTTATATATCAAAAAGGTTTCTTTCTTAATACAACAGAAGCAAACTTTATTATTAAAGAGCATAGTTCAAATGCTGCTGGTATTAAAGTTGGGTTTAATACAAAAGAATATATTGTAAAGCCAGAAGAAGATCCATCTCTTTATGACAATTCGATCGGGTCACCAAATTATAGTGCACCAGGTGCACATAGATTGAAACTTGTACCAGAACCAATTTATTATGATTCAACCAATAATAGTATAACTATTCCAGATAGTTTCCTTACTGTGCTTGAATTTGATTCTAATGATGGTAGAACTGTAGAGCAAAAAACACAACCAGAATATAGTATTATTGGTGACATGATTGCTTCAAGAACATTTGAAGAGTCTGGCAATTATGTAATTAAGCCATTTAATGTTGATGTTACTGCTCATGCTTCTAATACAGAACAAATGTATTACAATATTTCTTCTGGTGCAGCATATATTGACGGTTATAGAGTTCCACGTCAAGGTGGTAGTATGATTCGTAAAGTAGTTGCAGATAGAGCAATTACAACTGAATCAGCTAACAGTCAAGCGCTAACATTTAATTATGGTAATTATTTCTTAGTAGATGATCTCTCTGGTGTTATTGACATTTCTAACAACCCAGAAGTAGAAATTTATAGTGCAAATCAATATTCACTATCTAACAACCAAAGCTATTCAGGAGCACCTTCATACAGTGCGGTTGCTATTGCTAATGCTAACGTAAGAGCGGTAAGATATTCAACTGGCACACCAGGAACTCCAAGTGCACAATATAGAGTTTATATATTTAACTACAGACCAAAACCAGGCGTTTCTTCATCTTTAGCTGCAAATGCAAAAAGCATTTATGTGAACGGTACATATGGTAGAGTGTATGCTGATATTGTTGCAAACGGACAAAATCAAGTACAAATTAACGATACAAATAATAATAAACTTATATACTTTACTGGTTATAACGGTGTCAAAAGATTAACTAATAATACAGGTGTTAACGACACTACATTTACTTACAGAACAACTCAGACTCAAAATATTACACGTTCTGCAGGTAAAGGTACAGCAGCTTTCACATTAGCAGGACCTGACAAATATTTCTATGGTGCAGGCACATTATCTGATGCTAATGAATTAGTACCAATGATGTATTTTAACTCTAATACTTGGTCAAGTGAAATTGCAACAGGAGCTGCAATAGGCGGGGTTTCAAACGGCACACACTCCAATCTAGTATGGACATCTACATCGGTTAATATTAGTTCTAAACTTAGAGTAGGTTCTGGTCTTTATGTATTATGGCCTGCATCAGCTGGAGCTGGTGGTCCTGCATATTGCACAGTTACTGCAATCAATAGTGCAAACAGTATCACTCTTACTCCTAACGTAACATCAGTTGCACCGTTTACCGGTTCAAGTGCAAACGTATCTCTATTCTTTAAGAGAGGTACACCAGTTGACTTTACTGGTTCTGGTAATACATTAACAATCTCATCAGATAGATTAACTGCAACAGTAAGTCTTTCTTTTGATCCTAACACTGCAGCAACTTATTCACTTGCCGCGCAAGTTCCAGTTACCAGAACATCTGCGACACCTATACAAAAAGTTGTTAAGAAAGATGTATATGTTGCTATTAACTGTGCTTCACACTGGGCTAGTTCTACTGGACCGTGGAATTTAGGTCTTCCGGATGTTTATAAAATTAATAATGTATGGGTGGGGTCAAATTTTGCTAATACTAATCAAGATAGAACTGGCTGGTTCGTTTTAGATAACGGACAGAGAGACAGTCACTATCAACATGCACAATTAGTATTAAAACCTGCATACAAAAATAACATCACATCTGCATCAAGAATATTTGTAAGTCTTAATCACTTCCAGGCAAATATTACTTCTTCGCAAGCTGGTTTCTTCTCTGTAGATTCTTATCCACTAGATGATGCTAATACTGCAAATACATCAGCAATTGCAACTGCAGAGATACCATTATTCATATCTGACACCACAAACACTTATGATCTAAGAAATCATATAGATATTAGACCGGTATTTGCTAATACTGCAGTAAGTAATTCAGGTAATACAACATTTGGACAGTATACCATTAACCCTGTAAATAATTTTAGCACATTTGTTACAGGGGGTGTATCAGGTATATCAATAGAGCCAGATTCAAATTTCTCTTATAATGTTGAGAATTATCTGCCTAGAATAGATTCAATTATTATTACTAAAGAAGAAAATGTTCTGGTTAAACAGGGTATACCTTCTAACGATCCTAAATTACCATCAATAAATAATGCAGGTATTAAAATAGCGGATGTTATAGTACCTCCATATCCTTCACTTACATTCCAAGAAGCAGAATAAAATATGACTTATAATAGAAGAGATCTTGCAGTAAAAGTAAATCTTGCTAAAAATACTAAAGGCTACACTATGAAAGACATAGGTGCCTTAGAAGAAAGAATTGCAAAGATTGAATATTACACTGTTCTTAATGCTCTTGCTCTAGATGCTAAAACTCTTTCTATTAGAGATATCTCAGGCAACTTTGAACGTTTTAAAGATGGTATTTTTGCTGATCCTTTTAATGATGATTCTATTGCAAGATCAAATGATATTGAGTTTAACCTTGCAGTAGACTCATCAAAGTCTATTGCTCGACCTAACTTTAATGAACTCTATCATAAGTTTGATTTACAAACATCAACAAGCTCTAATATTAGATTAGCTGGAAGACTTCTTATGCTCGATTATACGAGTGAAAAGACAGAAGGTAACCCTTATGCTACAACTTATAGAAATTGTACAGAGTCATTCTATAAATTTAATGGTAAACTAAGTATATTTCCCGCTTTCGATAGTGGTAATGATACTACTTTACAAGCACCTCAGGTAGTTAATATCGATATTGCAGGCGCATTTAAAGATGCAGCTGCAGCTGGTGCATTTAAAGATATATCTTCTATTCAAGGTAATCCAGAAAGCACTACTAGTACATCATCTAACCGTACTGGTGGTGGTACTAATATTACAACTACAACAACATTTACTCAAAAAACTACAACTACTATTACTGATATTAAAGTAGGTAGTAATAGCACTAAACAAGATTTAGGTGAATTTGTTAAAGACGTTTCATTTTTACCGTATTTAAGATCTAGAACAGTTGCAATTTATGCAACAGGTCTTAAACCTAATACCAGAATGTATCCTTATTTTGATAAAGTTAGTGTGAGTGTACATTGTGCACCTGCTACAGTCAAGGCAGTTTATGCTACTGATGGTCAATTAGATCCATCTAAGTGCACTGGTATTTCCGCTGGTAATGAAGCATCTATTCTTGAACAGAATGGTGCGCTTAATTCAGAATTAGTAACAGATAGTTACGGTAGAATAGCAGTATTATTTACTATACCTGCTAATACATTTAGATCAGGTGATAGAATCTTTACATTACTTAATGCAGATAGTTATGAAGCAGTAAATGCTGTTTACGCTAAAGCGGAAGCAATTTATACAGGTAATTCTCTCTCAGTTACTAAACAAAATTTATCATTTAATGTTATAGAGCCAACATTTACTCCTACTACAGTATCTAATACAACTACTACATCTTGGTCTACATCAAATACTAGATTTCAACCGCAACCTGAGAATGATAGAGCCAGACCAGGTGATAGACCACCTGATCCTGTAGGACAAACATTTTTAGTTCCAGGTGTATCGAGTGAAGGTATTGGTGGTATTTACTTAACACAAATTGGTGTATATTTTAAGAAAAAACACCCTACGCTAGGTGCAACCTGTGTTGTTTGTGAAACAGTAGCAGGTGTTCCTGATGTAAGTAGAATACATGGTAGAGCACGTCTTCTATCTTCACAGATTACTACTAGTAACGACTCATCATCTGAAACTGTATTTACTTTTGAATATCCTATTCTTTTACAATCAGATAGACCATACTTTTTCTATATAATTCCTGAAATGGATAATCCAGATTATGAAGTTTGGATTTCTGATGTTGGTGGTACTGATGTATTAACAGGTTATGCTGTTACCCGTCAACCTTACGCAGGTATAATTTATGCTTCATCTGATGGTTCATCTTGGACTCCTTATCAGTCACAAGATATGAAATTTAATCTTTATAGAGCTAAATTTTCTCCATTAACAGGTACAGCTGTCTTTAGAAATGCAAGAGAAGAATACCTATCTCTTACTAACATATACAGAATAAACTCAGGTGTACCTATTCAGACAGGTGACCTAGTTTATGCAGCTAATGCATCTAACCTTTCACAGTTTTTATCATCAAACAATTCTATATACCCGTTTGCAAGAGTTAAAAAGGTTGATGAAGTAACTGGTGTATTTTTTCTAGAAGATTCAAACGGACTCTTTAGCAATACAACATATAAAAATATAAGATTCTTTAGAACTCCAGATTCAAGTAACACATCTTACATTACTAACAGTTACTTAATAGCTAATGCTGAGATAGTAACAATTGATGATCCTATTTACCATGGATTTGTTCCTAAGTTTAGTTATTTTGAACCTGCAGGCACAGAAATAACTCAAACCTATCTAGGTACAGCTAACAGCACATATTCATATGCTTATGATTCAACTGCAGTACCTACAGTAAATGAAAGACTGATTGATTATACAGATTATGAAAGAGTAATTAGAAGTTATTCTAATGAAGTAGCTGCTGCATCTTATGGGGCTAACGGTTCTGCTACATTTACTCTTAATCTGGTTACTAACAATCCTTACCTCTCACCAGTTATTGATCTTGGTACTAGAACGTTCAATTACATCCAAAACAAGATTAATAATGATGAGACAAACGAATATACTAGATATGGTAATGCACAAGCAAAATACATTTCAAAGATTGTTCAACTTGCAGAACCTTCTGAAGATCTAAGAGTTTATGTAACTGGTTATCGTCCGGTAGGAACTGATATATCCGTATACGGTAAGTTCTTAAATGAAGCAACAGATGCAGAATCTTTCGATTCAAAAACTTGGACTAAATTGAGTTTTGATACTATCAGAGGTATTAGTTCAGGTGCAGCGTATAGTTCACCTGCTAAAAACGAATCAGAAAAAGATTACAGAGAATATATTTACGTATTACCTTCCACTAATGCTTACTCTACTTCTGCATTTGCTAATTCTGCAACCACAGGAACTGATCCTACAGGTGTATTAACTTATACTAATGTAGCTGGAAGTCAACACCTTCGTTATAATAAATTTGCAATCAAAATTGTTCTTACATCAAGCAACCCAGTAAACATTCCTACTATGCGTGACGTCAGAGCAATAGCACTACAGATGTAATATGAATAGAGTTGAACTAAAAGAAGTAGATAAATTTATTGGTCAAAAAGATAACCCAGGTGCTATTATAAACATAGATACTAGCGGTAAAGACGCTTATATTAATGCTAGAATGGCTAGACTTGAAAACCAAAAGAAGCTAAACGAAATAAATACTATTAAACAAGATGTAGATAACTTGAAATCAGATATAAGTGATATCAAGTTAATGCTAAAAGAGATTTTAGAAAGAAAGTAAATGACTGTTTTTGTAGCTAATGTAGATGTTTCAGCTGATTCTTTTGGTCAATGGCTCACCAAAACTAATCAGCTTGCTGAGGCTATGTCTAATGTAGCAGTCACTGTAGGTTCAAATACTGCAGTAGGTAGTGCAACAATTACAGGTAATTTTACAGCTAATAATTTAGTTACTAGTAACACTGGTTCTGTATTACTTGGTACTGCATCTTCTAATTCTTACATTAATGCTACTTCTGTAGTAATAAGAACATCTTCAACTGCTAATACAGTTTTAACATCTGCAGGTATGACAATAGATGGTGTTACTACTTATACTAAGACGTCTATGTCAATGGGTAATACTACTATCAGAGGTGCTAATATTACTTCTAATGTTGCGGTATTCTCTGATTCAGTAACTGTAGGTAATAGTTATTTTACAAGAACAACAGTAAGAGCAGATCAAGCAAATGCTCTTAATGCATGGACATCTAACACCCATGTTGTTGGTGACGTGCAGGCAAACGTTTATATTACAAGAGGTATGTTGGAAGTTTATGATAACCCAACAGGCAGTCTAGTACAAAATTCAAAACTTACATCTACTTCTCTTTATGTAAAAAATATTTTTGCAGATGTTATTACTCTTGCTAATGCAAGTACAAATTCAGTGTTTACCGGTAACACTACATTCTTAGGACAAAATAATTTCTTTCAATATGGTGTTACTGTAAATGGTCAATCTGAATTCTTTGGCAACGTTGTATTTACTGCAAATGTAAATTTTACAGGTTCTAATAATTACTTCACTAGAGGTTTTACATCTGCTAACATATCTTACTTTACTGGTGACGTAGTAGCATATGCTGGTATAGATACTACTGACTATATTAAATTCAATGGTGTAACAAGCGGTTCTACTACTTTAAGAGCAAATAATGCTGCTGGTTCTGCAACATTTATTTTACCAACAGTAGATGGTACAAATCAAGACTATATTGGTACTGATGGTGCTGGTAAACTTACTCTTCAAAAGTTAACAGGTAATAATACTATTGACTTTCAAGTTAAGTCAATAGGTGTTGGTACAGCTGCTTCCGGTACTACAGGTCAGATTAGAGCAACCGGCGATATTACTGCTTTTTACTCTGATGATAGATTAAAGACTAGATTAGGTGATATAACAGAAGCTCTTGATAAAGTAGAGAAGTTAACAGGGTTTTATTATAAGGCAAATGATAAAGCAAAAGAACTTGGTTACGATGATAATAAAATACAAGTAGGTCTATCAGCACAACAAGTACAAGAAGTACTACCTTATGTTGTAGTACCAGCCCCTGTTGATGAGAACTATCTAACTATTCAATATGAAAAATTAATACCTCTATTAGTAGAAGCAATTAAAGAGCTCAAAGCAGAAGTCGACAAGTTAAAAAATGGCAATTAAAACTAATCTCACTGTCGATCAAGGTGCAAATTTTTTATATAATGTTTATCTAGTAGATGCTAATGGAACGTCAGTAGACATTTCTGGTTATACTGGCAATTGCCAAATAAGAAAAACATACACTTCAACAACATATAACACTATGAATGTTGCTATTACTGGTGCTTCTGGTCTTATTTCATTAACTATGAATTCTGTAATTACTGCTAACTTGACATCAACAAGATATGTTTATGATCTTGAATTGTCTTCTAATAGTGTTGTATCAAGAATTATAGAAGGTGTTATAACTGTAAATCCTGGAGTTACACGCTAATGCGTGACGGTACTATAGTAATAAAAAAATCTGGTGATTCACTTATTACTATAGCCAGATCAGCACCTGTAGAATCTACCATTATTGTAAAAACTACCGGTTATATAATAGAACCTCTCTCTGTTCTTAAAAACGAAGAGACCGATCTTCTAGGCACAACCCCTTCCACTCCTAGAGTAGCTCCTTCAGTTACTAATTACTGAACTCTAAACACATACGATCCAGTATGATCGCAGATAATAGAAGTATCTGCATACATCTTAAATCCTTTTTGAGAAGCCATTTTAGCAAAGTAAAGATCTTCTGAGAAAGTATCGTTATGGTTAATTGCTGACTTATATACAAATTGTGGATAACCAATTGCAGCAAACACTTCTCTCTTAACCAAAACACAACCGAACCCACATGCGCCAATCTCTACTAAACCCTTACCTTTAATTTTATCCCAAGGTATATGTGTGTAACCACCTCTATCATTGCTTTCAAATACCTCTAATGTCTGTCTGTCAGGTATTCTTTGTCTATAAATTCCAGTTACTACATCTTTATCATGAGAAAGAAGTTTCTTAAGAGTATCTGGTGCAAAAGAGATATCATAATCTACTGAGAAGAGATAATCAAACGGTGTTTTAGTAACCCAGTCTGCAATTAAATTACGTACTTGATCTACATTATAACCATAAAAATATTGAAATACTGTTTCATAACCCTCTGGGACTTCTAGATCATAGATTGATTTAAATGTTGATGGTTCAATATTTTTTGCTGTAGGAATAGCAATCAAGATTCTCTTTTTCATAATATTACTTTCTACACTTTGTTTAATTTGTACTACTGGCTTATCTTCTTTGACGATCTTATTACCTGCAATCACAGAAGCATTTTTATTTTGTAGCTCACCATTTACTTTATAATCATTAAGCGGGTTTTTATCATTATAAACATAAAATATTTCTTGAACTGCAACTACTTTATTAGGATCTGCTTGTTCTAAGATATTATAAAATGTTGCATTATCTCCACCTGCTTTATACCAATTGCCACTCTCATCTTTAAATGCGTTATCTAGCACATTATTAAGAAGTTTACGCTTCCATACTCTTAGATGTGGATATGGCATACCCCAGTTAAATTTATGATTACGATAAGTCTTTGCTTCTCTCACAGACTTAGGGTAAGGTTGAGCAATAAGAGGTATATCATCTGCTTCTGACCAGCAAGAACCATAAGCATAATCTGTTTTGTTATCTGCAAATAGATTATTGTAATAATTAAAGATATTAGGATTATTTGCTAATGCATCATCACCGTCTAGTAGCATTACAATAGTATCGTCACCTTCTACGAATTTTCTAATAGTATTAATTTGATTACAAGGTGCACCCATATTTGTTTTATTCTGCAACCTGATTATCTTGGATCTAATGTGAATAGGTAGAGTATTAACATAATCATCAATTACTTTTTTAGTATCATCTGTACTACAATCATCTATTAGATATAATGACCAACTTTCATAGTCTTGTGATGCTACAGATTCAATACAACGAACGATATAGTCTTTTGCATTGTAAAAAGGTGTAATGACTGCAATAGATTGTTCTTCAGATCTCTTATATCCAGACCATTCTACTTGATTGCTAAACCGTCTACCATATACTTTATGTACCTTACTATTAATATAAGATACTTTACGGTATTCTTCTACAGGCATATACTGCCCAAACATCTTTAAGAATAACTGCTTCCATTGCAATGCAACTGTATCCCATGTATGAATATCTTTAATAATATTGCAGTAGTATTGTTTTTGTTGATGTAGGTAAGGATCTTTGTATGCTCTAATAACTTTCTCTACAAATTTTTCTACCTGATGATCAATATTAATTTCTGTAAAGAGGCTATTTGGTTCAATTGCATAATCAATAAAGTATGATGCAAGATCTACTGCAGTTTCTTCTAAAGCACCAAATCGTGTTGCAACCAATGGTGTATTATATGTTAGTGATTCAAGAGTAGAGATACCAAATGTTTCTGGGAATGCTCCTGGAAATAGAAACATGTTTGCTTTTGCAAGCAGTTCTGCAATTTCTTTCTGAGTAATAATACCTGTAAACTCAATATCTAAATCTTTATATTTTTGTTCTTTAACAAGCTTCATAAGAGTTTCACCCTGAGCATCCAAAGGTGAATCATCTCTAAATTTATAGTAACCACCAACAATCTTCAACTTAGCCTGAGGAATATATTGTTTAATTCTCGGCCAAATTCTATCAATGAGAGGAAGCATACCTTTTGTTACTGATGCATTATAAACAAAAAGATCTCTATCTTTTTTAGAGATATCAACTTCATCGATATATTGAACAACTGCATTTCTAGTTTGAAATACTTTGTTTTTTAATACCTCAAAATTACGCCTTTTACCGTGATTGCAGTTTGTAACATATGCAGTATGAAAATCAGAGAGTGTGAAAATATAATCAATATAATCATTAACTACTAAATCTTCTAGATTAAGATCTCCGTTTGCAAATGTATCATGCATCCACATGATTTTAAGCTTTGCATTATCTCTAATAGTTTTAAATAGAGATGGATGATGTCTAGTTGCATTTTTATATGCATCATAATAATGATCTGGGACGAATGGTACTACTGTTCTAGATGATATTACAATATCAAACTTATCGTTTTGATTGAGGCTGGTGATAGGCCTATAAGTTACACCATCATAAATACCTGGTATGCTATCATCTTCTTGACAAGCATTGAATACTGTGACGTTGAACCCTAATTTTGCAAGTTCTTTAGAGATAAGGATTACCGCTGATTCAGAACCGCCAAGTCCTCTTTTTGATAGCGTAGTGCCATCATAAACAAGACCGATCAAATCAAGAAAAGCAATAGTTGGGTATTTCATAATAACCTCATAACAAAACATAAATATCAAGGATACTTTTATTTATAGGTAATAGATGGCACTTACTTTTTACAGTCAGACACTGTCTGCTAACGGTACTGCTAATAATTTTACATTAGATCGCGCAGTAAATCAAGCAAATAGTATAATAGTTTCGATAAATGGTCTGGTTCAAGTGCCAGATGTGGATTACACAGTAAGTTCCACAAATCTTTACTTAACTACAACCCCTTTTACTAGTTCAGACATAGAAATCAGATATATTGAACTTGATAGCAATACAGGTTATCAAGGTTCTGCAGGTGTAACTGGATCTACCGGTTACACAGGTTCAGCTGGTGCGACTGGATATTCTGGTTCTTTAGGTTCTGCTGGTTATCAAGGATCAGCTGGTGCTCCTGGTGGATCAACCGGTTATACCGGTTCTATAGGTTACTCCGGGTCTGCAGGACCTGCAGGTACAGTGGGTGCTGCTGGTAAGCCTTCTAAGAGCAGCACATACACTGGTAATGGAAGTAATACTCAATTTACACTTTCTGAATCTGTTAGCGATCCTATTCAGATCATAGTAAGTGTTAACGGTCTTCTACAACTACCTACTACTGATTATACTATCTCTGGTTCTACACTTATACTTTCTGCTGCACCTAATAATGGTTCAGATATAGAAGTAAGATATTTTGATATCGTACAAGGTACTGTTGGTTATTCTGGTTCAGTAGGTTATACAGGTTCTGTAGGCTCACAAGGGTCTGCTGGTTACCTAGGTTCTGTTGGTTATCAAGGTTCTATAGGTTTTCAAGGATCAGCTGGTGCACCAGGAGGTAACACTGGTTATACAGGCTCAATAGGCTTTACTGGTTCTATAGGTTTTACTGGTTCTATAGGTGATATAGGATATCCTTATAAGACGTCAAGATATACTGGTAATGGTAGTAATACTATATTTACCTTATCAGATTATACTTCTAACGCTTCACACATTTTCGTATTCGTTAATGGTCTCTTAGAAACACCTGAAACTGACTACACTGTTTCTGGAACAACTCTCACGCTAGGATATGCACCACCACAAGGTGCTGAAATTGAAATAAGATATTTTGGTTTAGCGTTAGGTGGTACTGGATATGCAGGATCTGAAGGTGATCAAGGTCCTGTAGGTTATCAAGGATCAAGAGGTGCAACCGGTTATGAAGGTTCTATGGGTTATACCGGATCTAAAGGTGATCTCGGTTATACTGGTTCAATAGGATATACAGGTTCTAAAGGCGATACTGGCAACTTTGGTGGTGCTTCGTTTAGTTACCGTTATCTTACCGATACTGCTAATACTGATCCTGGTAATGGTAATTTTAAATTTGATAATTCTTCATTTAGTTCAATAAGCACCCTCTATATCAATGAAAATGATATTTTCTTTGATTCAACTTATTCGTTCTTACAAACTATTGATGACTCTACGTCTACTATTAAAGGTCAGTTTACTATTACTGACGTTGCTAATACTGATCTATCTTCTATCTTTAATATAGTAGGTTATCATAATTTTGTCTCTAACTATTTTATAGTACCAGTTGCGTTTGTTTCTGGTTCAAATAATTATACTAATAATGCTAATATTAATATTACATTTGCTAGAACAGGTGATAGAGGTGATACAGGTTACACTGGTTCTAGAGGTGACGCAGGCTACCTAGGTTCAACAGGTTATACTGGTTCTAAAGGCGATACTGGTTTTGTAGGTTCTAAAGGTGATACAGGATTTACCGGTTCATTTGGCTACACAGGTTCAAAAGGTGACACTGGTAGTACAGGATTTGTTGGTTCTTTTGGTTATACAGGCTCAAAAGGTGATACAGGATTTACCGGGTCCTTTGGTTATACCGGTTCAATTGGATTTACTGGATCGAAAGGTGATACAGGATTTACCGGGTCGTTTGGATTTACAGGTTCAATAGGCTATTCTGGGTCTGAAGGTTATACAGGTTCAAGAGGTAGTACCGGGTTTACAGGATCATTTGGTTATACTGGTTCTATTGGATTCACTGGTTCAAAAGGTGATCTAGGCTATGCAGGTTCTATAGGCTATACTGGAAGTTCTGGTTATACTGGTTCTCTAGGTTACTCTGGATCACAAGGTAATATTGGACCTCTAGGTTTTACAGGTTCAATTGGTTTTACTGGTTCTTCCGGTTTTACTGGAAGTTTAGGTTTTACAGGTTCTATAGGCTACACAGGTTCTATTGGTACTACTGGTTATGTTGGTTCTATCGGTGATCTAGGTTATTCTGGTTCTATTGGTTTTACAGGCTCTTTTGGTTATTCTGGATCAGAAGGTTACACAGGTTCTCAAGGTGATCTTGGATACACAGGATCTATAGGTTTTACTGGATCAGTAGGTTATGATGGGTCACAAGGTGATCTAGGTTACACTGGGTCTATAGGTTACACTGGATCAAAAGGTGACACTGGCTATGATGGTTCTATAGGTAGTTTAGGTTATACAGGTTCTTTTGGTTATACAGGATCTATAGGTTTTGTAGGTTCTACAGGTTCAGGTTATGTAGGATCAAAAGGTGATACTGGTTCATTTGGTGGTGTAGACTGGTTATACATCTTTAGTTCAAATACAGAGAACGGTGATCCGGGATCTGGATATTTTAGAATTTCTAATACTGATTTTGAACTAGCAAACACTCTTTACGGAAGTAAAGTAACTATTCTTTTAGATTATATTTACAATACTATTGCTTTCGTAAATACTTCTACTTCAGGTATTAAGGGTTATATTCAAGTAGCTGAAGTAACTAATACTGCTAGTTATGCATTGTTTGCTATCAATGGTGGTATTCAAGAATATTCTAACTATGCAAGTATACCAATTTCTTGGTTGTCAGGTTCTTCTAATACTTTCTCTAACATTACTTCAACTCTGTTCACTATAGCAAGACAAGGTGACGTTGGTGATACAGGTTTCTCAGGTTCTACTGGTGGATATGGCTTTACCGGTTCAATAGGTTACACTGGTTCTGTCGGGGTTACTGGGTATGATGGTTCTACCGGTTATGCTGGATCGGTAGGATATGTGGGATCACAAGGTGATCTAGGTTACACAGGTTCTATCGGCTATACAGGTTCTATTGGTTTTACAGGTTCTGAAGGTCCAATTGGACTAATTGGTCCAGTAGGTTTTGATGGTTCTCAGGGTTATACAGGCTCACAGGGTGATTTAGGTTATACTGGTTCATTTGGTTATACAGGTTCTACTGGTGCAGGGTTTACCGGTTCTGTAGGTTTTGTTGGATCTTTAGGCTTTACTGGTTCTACTGGTGCAGGGTTTACTGGTTCAACTGGTTTTATCGGCTCTCAAGGCGATAAAGGATTTACAGGTTCTAGAGGTGTTTCTGGTTTTACTGGTTCAGTAGGCTTTAACGGTTCACAGGGTGATTTAGGTTACTCAGGTTCATTTGGTTATACAGGGTCTGCTGGATTTACCGGGTCAGCTGGTTATACTGGTTCACTAGGCTATTCTGGTTCTTACGGTTATACAGGATCATTAGGCTATACTGGATCAAAAGGTGATACTGGTTATGTTGGATCTCAAGGTGGTTTCGGTGGTGCAGCATTTGAGTATGTTTACACTACAAATACAGAACATACTATAACTACTAACGGTTATTTCTCATTTAGTAATACTTCCATAGATCTTGCTAACACTCTTTATATTGATTATATCGATATATTAGGTTCTAATTCATATAGTTTCCTCACAACTATCGATGATAGCACTAGTAATATTAAAGGTCACTTCTCAGTAAAGAACAAGTATGATAATCAAACATATGCTATGTTTGCAATTATTGGTAATCTTACTACTCATGATGATCATTTTGATGTTCCAATATCTTGGTTAAGTGGTAGTAATACTCTTACCAATTCATCTAATATAGTAATCACTTTTGCAAGAACTGGTGATATTGGTGCAACTGGTTACACAGGTTCTATAGGTTACACCGGCTCAGTTGGATATACAGGATCAAAAGGCGACACTGCACAAGTTAATGTAAATAGTTCTGCTCCTGCAAATTCTGCACTAGGTGCATTATGGTTAGATGTTGATGATGGAATACTAAGTGTAAATATAGGTGATGAGAGCAATACAGTATGGATTGCGGTGTCTTTCTAATGATTTTACATGTCATAAATATAAAAACAATGGTATTAGTCTAAGATATGGCACTCAGTTTTCCTTCTAACCCGTCCTTGAACGACATAGTTACAACAGGGGGTAGACCTTGGAAATGGGATGGATCCAGGTGGGTTCCCCAACAGATAACTGCCAACAATATAGTAATTACAGGACCACTAACTGCTAATAGTTCTAATGGTAGTTCTGGTCAAATTTTAACATCTAACGGATATGGAATATATTGGGCTAACAATAGATTCGATGTTTTAGAAGACGTGGTAGAGGGTGATCTTTCTCTTAATCCGCCATCTAACGGACATATTGTCACTTACGTTGCGGGAGAGGATAAATATTACGTTCTACCATTATCAGTTTCAGATACAACATTATCAAATACAGTTCTCGATGGAGGAGATTTCTAAATGGCTGCGTCACCAAATTTAATTCAGATTAAACGCTCGCAGACAACAGGTACCCCAGCCTCGCTAGCGAATGGTGAATTGGCGTTCACAGCTGCTGGTAATGTTGTCTTTATAGGTAATTATGGTTCAGTTCTTCCTATTGCAGGTCAAAGAACACCTGGTACCCTTACTGCTAACCAAGCACTAGTTGCTAACAGTACAGGTTATATAGATCAAGTAAAAACTGCAAATCTTTATACAACTACTATTACTGCAAACGGTACTACTGGTTCTGATGGATCAGTTCTATCTGTTAATAGTTCTGGTCAACTTTTTTGGTCAACTACTGCAGCAGTAAATCCATCATATGTTCAGAATACAGATTCTAGAACACTCTCAGGTAATCTGTACTTTACTGCAGCAAATACTACTATTGAAAATCTCAATGTTACTACTATCAACCGTTCACCAAAACTGACACTTTCTGGTGACGTTTCTGGTAACGTTACATTTACTAACCTAGGTGATGCAGTACTTAACGTTACAGTTAATAATGCTAACGGTGTAACACTTGGTGTTGATACTGAAGGTGATTATGTTGCAGATATCTATGCTGGTAACGGTATAGTATCATTTACAGGTACTGGTGAAGGTTCAACACCTACAATTATAGTTAAAGCAGCTGATGGTATAGTAGCTAATACTACTGGTCTATTTGCAAACGTAGATAACAGCACATTAGAACTTTCTAGTGGTGCTATCCGTGTAAAAGATAACGGTATTGCTCTCGGTACTAAAACAACTGGTGATTACGTACAGAACATAACTGCAGGTAACGGTGTTAGTGTTTCTGTAACGTCAGGTGAGAGTGCGCAACCAGTTATTGCAGCAGTAGTAGGAAGCGGTCTTAAAGCAAATACTACAGGTATTCATATTGATCCAGCTGCAGCACAAACATTTGAGTCTATTCAGGTTAATGCTACTTCAACTCTAAACGGTAACGTAGTACTTGGTAGTTCATCTCAAGATAATACTACACTTAACGGTACTTTAGTAGGATCATTACTTCCTACTACTACCAACACATATGACGTAGGTGGTATAGGTGCAGTTTATAATAAAGGTTACTTTACACAACTACAATTAGGTTCTTCTAGTGATTCTACTATCACTGCTTCTGCAAATACTATTACAGTTTATGGTTTAACAGTCAATAGTAACTTTATTGCAAATACTGGTACGGTTTATCACGACTTCTATATTGGTGGTAGTCTTTACATTACTGGTAATGCTGTATATTCAAACGTTGAATCATATGTAGTTACTGACCCGTTAATACAACTTGCAGCTAATAATACTGATACAGATCTTCTTGATATTGGTTTCTTTGGTAACTATAA